ATTTGAATAATAACATTTATTTTAGGTGAATTATGAGCATAGATTATGAACTCTTTGATGGAAAATCATTATCCTCTCTATTCAAAGACATATACGAAAATACACAGTTTAACCGCAAACAACTTGATATATTAACAAAAGAACTTGTCCAATTTATCAAAGATGGTGACACTGCAATCCAAATAGTTCCAATGATTAAAGAATATTTGGAAATAAACGTAAAAAACGATGATCAACTTGTTAAAATGGCAGGTATTGTACAACGGCTCATTTCGGCAGAAAATAAAGGCAGTGTAGAAAATGAATATGGATTAACTGACGATGAGAAGGAGCACCTACTTTCAGAAATTGAGAATACTGTTAAAGATATACAAGTAGAATCAGATAAAATTCATAATAAAATAAAAGAAACGAAAAAGTGAATTAAATGAGTATCAATCCAAATATAGAATTGCCAGTTGGAATGCCAAAGTGGAACAATATAAGTTCATATGTTAAACAACTTATGAATAGGGAGCTGGAGAAATTTGCCTATACGTTTTTTGGAAATGAACCATTTGAAGTTAAAAAGAGTTTTAAAAATAGTAGTGAAAACTATGGATCCGTTTCTGGTAATTTTATAAATAATCCAAATAAAGAAGTGTTGGGAGGAGTTGTATTACCATTGAATCCGAATATAACTAATATCCCTCTCATTGGCGAACACATATCAGTAACAGAATATAATGGACAGCATTATTATATTGGTATTATTAATAGAAAAAATTCACCAAATGAAAATTCAATTCCAGGAACATCTGGAACATATGAGTCAGATACTAAATATGGTGAAACGTTTGAACGAAAAGACATTAGACGAGTTACCGTATGTGAAGGAGAGATAGTTTATGAAGGAAGATTTGGTAATTCAATAAAACTTGGATGTAACCATCATAATAATTCACCAAATATTAAAATACGAGCAGGACAGCGGACAGATTGGAATGTAGATGCTCCTGTAAAAGAAGATATAAACGAAGACGGATCTTCTATTTACTTAACTACAGATGAAACAATTAGGATTGATGGACAAAATATATCTGGAAAAAATATATTTGTAAAATCTGATGGATTACATTTTATTGCTAGAGCTGGTAATGTAAACGTAAAAGCGTCTAAAGATGTAATGATTGAGGGAGAGGAAGTTTTTATTAATGCTAAAAAGTTCTCTGGAACAATAAAAATGGGAGATCCCAAAGCAATATTTATACCAACAATTAATGGACAAAAATTATTTGAATTAATAGTATCACTTACTAAAGTGTTATCAGGATTACCACAGTTAGCCGCAGCCAATCCTAAAGCATTAAAAGATATTGCTGAGGGAACAGCAGATATTGTACAACAAGTAAAAAATAAAGAATTTTTAAATATGCAAGTAATGACAGCGGATCCAAATTTCAAAATTCCCAAGGCGCCAAAATTTCCAAAGTTTCCTGACCCTGATCTTGTAAAGCTACGAGAACAACAGGGTATTACTAAAATAATAAAACAATATAGGAGTAAGTTATGACAAAAAAGCAGTTAATAAAAATAATACAAGAAGCAGTTCGTAAAGAAGTTAAAAAAGAAGTTAAACGGATATTTATTAAAGAAGAAACTTCATCTAATTTACAAGATATAGTATTAGAAGCTTCTGAACCAGAAGTCGAATACACTAAAGATGCAGCAATTAATAAAATTTTGAATGAAACAGTTGGACTATCTAAAAGACAAAATGATGAATATCCAACATTAGGTGGTGGAACGTTTGACTCATCTAAAATGGGTGAACTTTTAGGATATGGAAAATCAGAAGACGTAAAACGAGATATGGTAGCAGCAGATACATTACAAAAAGCAGGAAAAAGTGTTAGTGATGTTCCAGATCATATAACAAATGCATTGACTCGGGATTATAGTGAATTAATGAAAGTAATGAATAAGAAAAAATAATGGCAAGTGCAAGAGAAAAAGATTTAAATCCGAATACATACATTGGATTATCCTTTCCATTGCGATCGGATAAGTTTAATGACTTTGCACTAACAAAAAATTCTTTAGAGCAAGCTCAACATAATTTAAAAAATTTATTACTAACACATCCAGGAGAAAGAGTTGGCATATTAACATTTGGTAGCAACCTAAGAAAATTATGTTTTGAACAAATTAATGATGAACTTCCTTCAAGAATAGAAGAAGAAGTCAGGAATAGCGTTTCTACTTGGCTGTCGTACATTAATGTTTTAGAAGTGAATACTTTAACAGAAGAAAGTGATTCAAATAAAATTCACGTCCAAATTAAATACTCAACTACATTAGATCCGACAACTATGAACCAAATTGAATTAGATGCAAGCTACACAGCGGATAGGGTGTAATAGGAAACTAAAATGGCAAGAACGAGTGTAAAAAAGAATGTAACCAAATCAATTAATTATCTTAATAAAGATTTTAGTGATTTTAGAGATAATTTAATTGAATTTGCAAAAGTATACTTCCCCAACACATACAACGATTTTAATGAAGCTTCCCCCGGAATGATGTTTATAGAAATGGCTGCATACGTTGGAGATGTATTATCTTACTACGTCGATTCACAATTTAGAGAAACGCTTTTAGCATACGCTGAAGAAAAACGAAACATCTATAATATAGCACAATCATTTGGATATAAACCTAAAGTTACTTCACCATCAACTGCAATATTAGATGTATTTCAAACAATCCCAGCATTAAACGAAAAGCCAGATTTTAGATATGCTTTAAATGTTAAAGCTGGAATGACAGTTAAGGCTTCGAGTACTGGAGTAACATTTAGAACTTTAGAAGATTGCAATTTTAAATTTTCAGCATCATATGATCCACGCGATGTTACTATTTTTGAATCTGATAGCGGATCTCCAACAAAATTTCTTTTAAAAAAACAAATAAAGGCTGAAAGTGGCAATATTACTACAGAATATTTTCCATTTGGATCTGCAGAAAAATACCCTCAAATAAAACTATCGAATCCCGATATCATAGAAATTATTTCAGTAACAGATAGTGATGGAAATGTTTGGTATGAGGTTGATTCATTAGCAAGAGATACTATTTTTGAAGATATGGAAAATAATTCTACAAACGATCCGACTTCTGTAATAGATAGAGATACTGCACCGTATATTTTAAAATTGAAAAAGACCTCTCGTAGATTTACCACATACATTGATGAAAATGATGGAACGGTTATAAGATTTGGTGCAGGTATAAGCGATAATCCTGATGAGGAGATTATTCCAAATCCTGATTCTGTTGGATCTAATTTACCAGGAAGTCCTACTTATTTAACTACTGCATTCGATCCGTCTAACTTTTTAAAAACTAAAGCGTTTGGATTAGCACCATCAAATACAACTCTTACAATAAAATATGCATACGGCGGAGGTATTGGAGATAATGTTAATTCAAATAAAATAACTGACGTATCGAATGTGAGCTATGAAATACAAGATAGTTTGTTAGCCTCAACTCTTGTCCAAGAAGCAAAGAACTCAGTAGCAGTTTCTAATCCAACCCCAGCAACTGGTGGTTCGGCGGGACAAACTATACGTCAAGTTCGAGAAAGTGCGTTAGCATATTTTCAAACTCAGCAGCGAAATGTAACCACAGAAGATTATGTTGTCAGATCATATTCATTACCACCTAAATATGGCACAATATCAAAGGTATTTGTAGTGCAAGATGATCAACTGAGCAAATCTGCAGAAACTGATTTTGCTGAAAGTCAGATTAAGGAATCAGATGTTGGCAAAAGTTTGAAATCAGTTGTAGCAAGAATGCCGAATCCATTAGCAATTAATTTATATACTCTTGGATATGATTCAAACAAAAAACTTACACAGTTAAGTCAAACAACAAAACAAAATTTAAAAACTTATTTGTCACAATACAGAATGGTTACAGATGCAATTAATATAAAAGATGCATATGTAATTAATATCGGAGTTAGATTTGCTATTTTAACAAAAGCTAATTTTAATAAAAATGAAGTTCTCTTGAGATGTGTTTCTGTAGTAAAGGATTTTTTCAATACAGACAGATGGCAATTAGGACAGCCAATTGTACTATCAGATATTTCTTATGAGTTATCATTAGTTAATGGAGTGGCTTCAGTTGTAGCTCCAGTTGAAAATAATC